TTGGCGGCTTGGCGGATCTTGAGGATCAAATGTGCCTGATCGGGCAAGACGGATACATCGGTGAAGGCTCACCAGACAGGGCCGACGCGCTGGTCTGGGCGCTCACTGAATTGATGATGCGCGACAGCGGCGGAATAATGGGGACGATCTAAATGCAATTTTCCCAAATCACCGACGGGTTGCGCAATGTCATTGCCAATCTCGGGACCGGACGCGACAAGGCCAGCCATTCGGTCTACGTTGATCCCGCAGTAGACGATGCGCAGCTCGCCATGATGTACCGGGGCAGCGCCATCGCCCGCAAGATTGTGGACATGCCCGCGCAGGACAGCTTCCGCGAGTGGCGGGAATGGCAGGCAGACGCCTCGCAAATCAGCGCACTGGAGGCCGAAGAAAAGCGGCTGGGGCTGCAAGGCAAGCTGGTGCAGGCAAAGACGCGGGCGCGGCTGTTTGGCGGCGCGGCGATATACATCGGCACAGGCGACACAGACGCCGCCAAGCCCATCATTGCAGACCGCGTGCGCAAGGGCGGCATTAAGTATCTGACAGTTATCAGCCGCAACAGTATCAGCGCGGGGCCGCTCCAAAATGACCCGCGCCTAGATGGCTATGGCAACTCGTCCAGCTACTCAATCAACGGCGAGACAATCCACCCTAGCCGCGTTGTGGCGTTCAAGGGCGAAGAGTTGCCCGACGATCTATACGCAGGCGCAAACATCGGGTGGGGCGACAGCAGCCTGACATCGTGCCTGTCCGACATCCGCAACCTCGACGCAACAATCGCCAACGTGGCGTCATTGGTGTTTGAGGCGAAGATCGACGTTCTGGGCATCAAGAACTTCAACGAGGATCTGCGCGCGCACGGCGTTGAGTATGAAGCGCTGGTAAAATCCAAGCTGGCCCTGACGGCGATGGGCAAGGGTATCAACGGCATGTTCATCAAGGACGCTGATGACACCTACGAGCAAAAGAGCGCCAGCTTCGCCACGTTGCCGGATATAATTGACCGCTTTATGCAAATGACCAGCGCGGCATCGGGCATTCCTATGACGTTGCTGTTCGGCACATCGCCAAGCGGGCTAAACGGGTCCGGCGATGTGAATATCCGTGGCTATTATGACCGCGTGAAAGTCATTCAGACGCTCGAAAACCAGCCCGAAATGGCGTTGCTCGACGAATGCCTGATACGTTCGGCATTGGGCAACCGTCCGGCGGAGGTCTTTTACCAGTGGAAGCCCCTCTGGCAGCCGACCACGGCGGAAAAGGCCACGACAGGCAAGACGATTGCAGAGACGTTCAAGATTGCCGCCGAGATTGGCGATATTCCCGAAGAGGCGCTGGCTAATTCGCTGGTCAATGCGCTTACGGAAAGCGGAATCGCTCCGGGATTGGAAGCCGATTATGCGGATTATTTCAACGCGCAGGGCGATGATGACGATCTGCCGGATGATGAAACCGCATCCGTAATTGCAGACGCGCGCCCGCAAACGCTTTACGTTTCGCGAAAGCTGTTGAACGGCGCTGATGTTATACGCTGGGCTAAGGCGCAAGGGTTCAAAACCACACTACCAGCCGATGATATGCACGTCACAATCGCATTCAGTCGCGCACCCGTCGATTGGATGGAATGCGGCACCAGCTATCAGTCACGTCTTGAGGTTGCATCGGGTGGACCGCGCCAGATGGAGCAATTTGGGGAAGCCCGCGTGTTGCTGTTCACCGATGGCGATCTGAAGTGGCGTCACGAAGAAATCAAAGGTGCAGGCGCAACTTGGGATCACCCTGAATACCAGCCTCACGTCACGATCAGCTACGATCCAGACGCGCCCGACATTGCAGATATTGAGCCATACCAAGGGCCGCTGATTTTCGGGCCGGAGATATTCTCCGTTGTCAAAGAGGATTGGCACGAAGGGATCAAAGAAACATGACCGAAATGAAGTTCACAGACACCGCAACGCTGACAGGCACCCGCATTACAGACGCTGGATACCTTGTAGCTGACGTGCGGTGCGCAAGAACAGGTTGCCAAGCCTACCATGCCTCCGAAATGGGGCTGGTGGGGGATGGCATGGTGAGCGTGTACCGCTCTGAAGCCGTGGTGTTTGACAAAGCCAGCATGGCAACATTCGCGGGCAAGCCCGTCACGATGGGCCATCCCGCCGAACCCGTGACTGCCGACAACTGGAAAGTGCATTCGGTAGGCGACATTGGCGAGGAGGTAGCGCGGGATGGCGAAACTATCCGTGTTTCAATCAAGCTGATGGACGCCGCTGCAATCCAAGCTGTCCAAGGCGGTACCCGCGAAATCAGCATGGGCTACACCACCGGCGTTGAAATGCGTGACGGCGTTGCCCCTGACGGTACGCCATATCAGGCGGTGCAGACCGGACCAATCAAGATCAATCATCTAGCCATTGTCGGAAAAGGCAGGGCAGGTGCAGAATTTCGTGTCGGTGACGCGGATAAATGGGGCGCTACGCCCGTAACCAAAGCAAAGGAGGCCGATATGGCTGACACACTGCAAACGGTGGTTCTGGGCGATCAGGCGGTACAAGTTACCGCTGCTGACGTTGCGACCATCGAAAAGTTCAAAGCGGACGCCGCCAAGACGGTATCCGATATGCAAACGGCCCACGCCGCAGCAATCGCCGCCAAGGACGCGGAAATCGCCAAGGCAGACGCAGGCAAAGACGCAGCGGAGGCCAAAGTGCTTTCCGATGCTGATCTGGACAAGCGCGTAGCAGACCGCGCCGCGCTGATCACCACGGCCAAGGCAATCGCCGCCGATGTGAAGACAGACGGCTTGTCTGACGCGGATATCCGCAAGGCTGTTGTTGTTGCCAAGCTGGGCGATGCAATGGCTACCCGCGATGCGGCCTATATCGACGCGCGCTTTGACATTCTGTCAGAGGACGCAGGCAAGAGCGACAAGGTTGCAGACGCGATCAAGGACGCCAAGCCAGTGACCGATCTGAACACAGCCTATGCCGCGCGCAACGCTTCGTTGCAGGACGCATGGAAAACCCCCGCGAAAAAGGAGGCCTAAGCAATGGGCATCACTGACGTACACGGTGCAGTCACCGCAAATATGGGCCTTGGTTATGCTGGCATGATTGCCGACACATCCGGCCCCAAAGATGTTGCCTCGCGCAAGATCGAAACAGCCGCTGTTGCCTTTGGCCTTGCCGTTGGCGCTGGCACCGCAGACGGTTCTGCAAAGTTGGGTGGCGCTGGATTTCAGGGCATCACAGTTGCGGACAAAGCGCAGGTCGCGGATGAATATCCGGTCGGGTCTGTTGCAGGCGTGATCCGCAAGGGGCCTGTCTGGGTAACGGTCTCCGTTGACGTTGACCCGTCCGACCCCGTGACATTCACCGCTGCAACTGGCGTGATTGGTGCGGGCCTCGCGACTACAATCGCAGGCGCGAAATTCGAGACAACCGCAACCGCAGGCAATCTTGCCCGCGTGTATCTGGGCTAAGGAGGCCTATCACCATGAGCACAGTTCAAATCGGTGACATGCAAGCCGCGCTTGGCTTTGTACTGTCGCAGCGCAGCCACATCGAAACGGAGGTCTTGAAAAGGCCCTATCCAGCGATCCGCTACGCGCAATTCGTCCCTGTGGATACGTCCGCAAACCCGTTCGCCGCCTCGGTCACGTTCTTCTCGCAAGACGCGCAGGGCAAGGCCAAGATGATCAACGGCAAGGGGGATGATATCCCGCTGGTCAACATGCAGCGCCAAAAGTTCGAGACTACCGTTGGCATGGGCGGAATCGGTTATTCCTTCTCTCTTGAGGAAATCGGCGCGGCTCAAATGGTTGGTCAGTCCCTTTCCGCAGACGGTGCAGAAGCCGCGCGCATGGGGTACGAGCAATTCGTTGACGATGTGGCGATGGTCGGTGCGAACGGCAATGACGGATTGCTGACAATGGCAGGCGTCACTGAAGTCGCGGCGGGCAAAACACTGGCCGCAATGACGCCGGACGAAATCCTTGCGCTGGTCAATGACAACATCGCCGCAATCGAGGCCGCAAGCCTTGGTGTTGAGCTGGTGGATACGGTCATTTTCCCGCTCGCATCGGCAGGCAAGTTTGAGCAGCGTTTGGGCGACGGTAGCGATACCACGATCCTTGACTTCGTCATGCGCGCCAACCGCTACACCCGCCGCACAGGCCAGCCGTTGATGATTGAGTTCGATCACCGCCTGACCAACAAAGCGACCATGTATCGCCGCGATCCGGCTGTTGTGAAGCTATCCATGCCTATGCCCTTGCAGTTTATCGCCCCACAGGCGGTCAATCTGGAAATCAAGGTGCTGGGCATGTTCCGCTTTGCTCCGGTGAATATCCGGCGTCCACAGGCGTTCCGCCGGATTACAGGGCTGGCGGCATAATGGCAGTGCATGAAAACGTATCGGCAGGGTCATTGATCTTGCCGGACGGCACGGCCATCGCAAGCGGTGCGAGTGCTGATATTTCAGGCGATGCGCTGGCGAATGCTGGCGTTAATGGCTGGATTAAGGCGGGTGCTTTGGTTGCTGCAAAAGCGCAGCCCAAGCCCGACACCAAAGACAAGTGATTTTTGAAGCGGGGCGGCATGTTCGCCCCGTCACTGAACTCACCGGAGAATTGACATGACCGCAACAGTGACCGCATGGACAGCCTACGCAAGCGCCGCTGGCGTGGTTATTGCCGATGACGCAGACAGCGCCGCTGCACTGGTTCGCGCTGGCCGCTATATCCAGCGCACATTCATTGCCAGCCGCGAATATGCGGGCATCCCCGACGATATTGCAGAGCAAGCGACATACGAGGCCGCTGCGCTGGAATTGGCAACGCCGGGGTTCTGGTCGCGGACTTTCACACCGGACCAGCAAAAGGTGCTGACCAAGGTGGACACAATCCAATGGACCGTGATCGGCAATGCCAGCGGGGCCATGGGCGCAACGCCTGTGAGCACCGCGATTGATGCGATGATGCGGCCCTATCGGGCGTATGTGTTTGGAGCGTTTGCGGTATGAGCGCCGAGGCCCGTCAAACCGCGCAAGACGTAGCGGAAGGCATTGCCAGCATCGGAACGCCATGCGTTCTACGCCGCAAAGGCGCGGTGCAGACTGATCCAGATGTTCCGGTGAACACCAGCCCCGTCCACTTTGATATTCTGGTATCGCCAAAACCGATAATGATGAGGGATGCGTCTGGAATGTTAATCGGCGTGACTAAAACCATGCTGACAATCGGCGCGCTAGGTGTTAAGCCTACCAAGGCGGATTACATCGCGCTCAACGTGACAAGCGCAGACGTGACCAGCGC